TTCCCTGGTGCGCGACGAGGACGGCTCGATTCTGAAGCCGGTCATCGCCAAGCCGGGAGACGGCGATTCGCCCTCCTGCGCCGCCCTTGAGGAGTTTCACGAGCACGGCACCTATGAGCTGCTCAACGCGATGTACCAGGGCATGGCCGCGCGTGACAATCCCCTGCTGCTGGAGATCACCACCGCCGGCAATGACATTTCCAGCCCCTGCTATGAGACGCAGCAGCAGGTTGAAAAAATCCTCGATGGCTCCGTCGTCGACGAGCGCATCTTTGGAATCGTCTACACCATCGATCCTGAGGATGACTGGACGACCGAGGCCGCACTGGTAAAAGCTCAGCCGTCCCTCGGCATCACCGTTGACCGGCAGAAGCTGCTCGACGATCAGGCCTCCGCCGTCGCCTTCGTGGAGAAGCAAAACGATTTCAAGAACAAGCAACTCAATGTCTGGACCAACACGCGCAACGCCTGGCTCAACTCCGAACTGTGGAAGGCGTGCGCTAATCCCGAGCTTCTCATCAAGCAGTTTGAAGGGCAGCCCTGCGTCATCGGCCTCGACCTCGCAGATGAAATCGACATTGCCTCCAAGGTGTACGTCTTCAGCCATGAGGTAAACGGCGAGCCGGGATACGCGGTGTTCACCAAGCACTATCTCAACTCGGCTCGAGTCCGGGAAAAGCGCAACGCTCACTACCTTCCGTGGGTTGCCGACGGATGGCTTACCGAGACGCGCGGCAACGTCACCGACTATCCCCTGATCAAAGAGGACCTGATCGACGACTGCGAGCGCTACCTGGTCAAAGAAGTTGCATTCGATCCTCACCATGCGCCGCCGCTCGTGCAGTTCGTGCAGCAGGATCCACGCTGGGATCAGTCCATCGAGTTTGTGAAGATCACCCAGTCGGCTGAGAACCTTTCGCCGGCCATGCACCAGATCGAAAAAAACGTGCGCGCCAACTCCGTCGAGCACGACGGGGACCCGGTGATGTCCTGGATGATGTCCAACGTGGTCGCCCGCGCGGTAGGGAAAGATTCAATCATTCCCGATCGCGCCAACGCAGATTCCAAGATCGACGGCGCCGCCGCCTACATCATGGCCATGTCGCGCGCCGGAACGCTTCCGGAATCCAACGACGGACCGGGCATTGACGAACTCGGCCCCAGCGAAGAAGAAACGCCTCACGCCGTGCCCGGCGCACCAGCTTTACCCGCGCTCTCGAAAGCAGAAAAGGCCCGCAGAGCCTACTTTAAGCAAGTCATGGATTCCGAATGAACAAGACAGATTGGCTCATCCTCGCAGGTTTCCTCCTGCTCATTGCTGGAGCCGCCTTCACCTATCGCCCTCTCGGCCTGCTCGTTGCCGGCGGACTCTGCATTCTCGTCGCTCGCGCCTCCGCCGACCAGCGTAAACGCCGTCAGGACCTTGAATAGCCATGGGATTCCTTAGCTCTATCGTCGAGCGCCGCGATGGCCTCACCTCTTCGCTCTCCGCCCCGCTGGGTTGGCTCTTCGAGGCCTTCGGCATGTCACCGACCGAGTCGGGCATGGCCGTGAGCGAGCGCGGCTCATTGAAGTGCACCGCCGTGTACGCCTGCGTCAACGTGCTCGCTCAGACCCTCGCCCAGGTTCCATGGGATGTCTTTCGCCGGAGCGGGAAAACGAAGACCGTGGCGCGCGATCGCGCGGAGCATTACTTACTCCACGCCGAACCCAACCCCTGCATGACGTCGTTCAGCTTCCGCGTCGCCATGACGATGAACGTCCTGCTCTACGGAAATCTTTACGTGGAGATCGTGCGCGACGGCGCCAACCGCATCAAGTTCTTCCGGCTCCTGCCATCGTGGAACGTGCAAGTCTATGAATCGCTCGATGATGAGCGTTTGGTCTTCGCCGTCACCCGCCGTAACGGCCAGCGCGATACCCTCGACTGCTCGGACGTGATCCATGTCCCCTGCCTATCGCTCGATGGTATCGCCGGCCTTTCTCCGATTGCGCAGCACCGCCAGGCCATCGGCCTCAGCCTCGCGGCGGAGTCGGCCGGGGCATCGTTTTTCGGCAACGGCTCGCGGCCGTCCGGCTATCTGTCGAGCGCCACCAAGCTCACCAGGGATCAGCGCGAGAACCTCGAAGACAAGTGGTTCAGCAAATTCAGCGGGGCGCGCAATCATGGCAAGGTTCCCATTCTGTCCGGAGATCTCAAGTGGAACCAGCTCTCGATTCCGCCCGCCGACGCGCAATACATCGAGACACGTCAATTTCAGCTCGCCGATATTGCCCGCATCTACCGCGTGCCCGGCGTCCTGGTCGGCCTCTCGGAGACAGCAACGCACGCCTCGGCCGACGCCTTTTTCCTGAGCTTTGTGAAATTCACTGTGACGCCCTGGGTGCAGGCCATCGAGCAGGAGTTCGATCGCAAGTGCTTCCCCAACACTGACGACCTTTATTGCAAGTTCGACCTCAACGGGCTGCTGCGCGGCGATGCCAAGGGACGCAGCGAGTTCTACAAATCCCTGTGGTCCTCGGCGGCATTGTCGCCCAACGACATTCGCGATTGGGAAGACCTTGATCCCATCGTGGGCGGTGAGCGCTACTTCGTGCAGCAGGGCTTCATGCCACTGGACAAAGTCGATGAGGTGCTTGAGGATCAGATCAAGAAGGGCTCAACCCCGCCCGTGCCTCCCGCCGCGCCCGATGCGGATGTCACCGCCGGCGCCGGAGTTCGCAGCGCGCACATCGCATGGCTGCAAGACGTTCAGTCCAGAGTTGCCAAGTGGGAGAAGAGAGATGCAGTCAAGGTCGCAGAGGCCTTTGCGCCGGTATTCAGCTCCCTGGCGTGCCTGACGGCCAGCCCGGAAAAGCTGCCAACCATAAATTCGCGCGAATTCTGCATGCGCATGATGTCCGAGCTCGACGCAGCTCTACCCAATTTTGCCGAACGCGCCATCGCGCGCTTCGAACAGGAGTGCCAATGTCCCGCGTAAAACAAGAACGCCGCTTCCTCCAGACCGAAGTCCGCCTCCAGAAGGAAGCCGACAAGCCCACCATGATCACGGGCTACGCCGCTGTCTTCAACAAGACCGCGAAGATTGGCGGTTCATTCAGCGAGGTGATCCGCCCCACGGCCTTCACCCGCGCCCTCAAGGAGAAGCAGGACGTGCGCGCCCTCTTCAATCACCACGACGGCAAGGTGCTCGGGCGCACCAAGTCAGGCACGCTACGCCTCTCGGTCGACGATAAGGGTCTGCGTTACGAGATCGATCCGCCAAATACTACGGTCGCCAATGACCTCATGGAATCCATCGGCCGCGGCGACATCGACGCCAGCAGCTTCGCTTTCGTGACGCGCAACGACAAGTGGACCGAAGCCACCAAAGACGGGGTGACCACCTGCCTCCGCGAGATACTCGACGTGGACCTGTCCGACGTTTCGCCAGTGACCTACCCCGCCTACGCCTCCACCACCGCTGGCGTCCGCAGCCAGCTCTTCGAGGGTCTCGAAATACCCAAGGAGATGCGCGCCGCCGCCGCCGATTGCGAGTGCGACTGCCCCGAGTGCCAGGACGGTAATTGCGCTGAGTGCTCCGACGATGAGTGTGACGACGACAACTGCCGCTGCGCCAAACGAAGTGCGCGGGCGGCAAGCGAAGAAACGGCCCGATCTGATTTCAAAGAGCACCTGGAGATACGCCTCAAGCTCGCCGAAAAGCTTTGATCTCTTTCATCCCGCCAATCACGACGGGTGCCCCATTTCTGCCCGCTTTTGGCAGAAGTGGGAAGAAATAAGGTTTTTGCCAATACCTTAGATTTTTCCCCGCGCTTCGCGGACGGCGGCAGCCGTCTGCCCAGCACGGGAACGCGACGAAGCACCCGGCAGGGCGCCTGTCTCGCAATTCGCACCACCCAAGGACAAACGTCATGTTGATGCTCAAATCGAAAGAACTTCGCGAGCAGCGTGCCAAGCTGATCGCCGACTGCCGCGCCCTGATGGCCGGCGAACTCACCACCGAGATCCGCGCCCAGGCCACCGCCATGGACGCCGATATCGACAAGCTGCAGGCCGATATCGATCTTTATGAAAAGCAGGAAACCCGCGAGCGTGAGCTTGCCACCAAGAAGGATCCGATCGTGGACCCGAAAGTGGATCCGTTGCCGGAAGATCGCAAAAAAGCGATCGAATCCGAAAGCCGCGCCTATAGCGCAGCGTTCGATGCTTATCTGCGCTACGGCATGCAGGAATTGAGCCCCGAGCAGCGCAGCATCCTGAAAAAGGGATACCGCGAAGTGAAGGATGGAGAAACGGAACAGCGCGCCCAGACCGTCACCACCACGGCCGGCGGCTATGCCGTGCCCCAGGGATTCATGGCTGAGCTGGAACGCGCTGAGTTGATGTTTGGCGGCGTCCGCCAAGCAGCCCGCATTCTGAAGACCGAATCCGGCAATGCCATCCCCTGGCCGACCACCGATGACACCGGCAACACTGGCGAAGACTCCACCATCAACACCGGCGCCAGCGAGCAGGACATCACCTTTGGCCAGGTCACGCTGATCTCCAGCAAAATCGATTCCGGCCTGGTCCTGGTTCCCACCGAACTGCTGGAAGACACCGGCATCAATCTGGACACGGAACTCGGCGGCATGATGGGCGAGCGCCTCGGCCGCCGTCAGAACGCGGCACAGACCACCGGCTCCGGTACCAGCTATTTCCAGGGCGTCACCGTTGGGGCCACCGCGGCTGTTACCAGCGCGTCTCCCACCGCCATCGCTCCCGACGAGCTGATCACCCTGCAGCACGCGGTCGATCCGGCTTATCGCAGCAATCCCAAGTGCGCCTTCATGATGAATGACGATACCGTCCGCATGATCCGCCAGTTGAAGGATTCCAACAACCGTTACCTGCTCGATTACAGCACGCTGCCTGGCATGTTCACCTCGCTCCTTGGCTTCAAGGTGATCACCAACCAGCAGATGGCGAAGGTCGCGGCCACCCACATCACCATCCTGTTTGGGGATTTTGGCAAGTTCATCGTGCGCGACGTGCGCGGCATCGTAATCCGCCGCCTCAACGAGCTCTATGCCGTTGCCGACCAGGTTGCCTACGTCGGCTTTTATCGCGGTGACAGCCGCCTCGTCTGCGCCAGCACCAAGGCGCTCGTCGCCTACACGATGCACGCATAAACCTGGGCGCCCGCGGCAGCGCAGCGCGAAAGCGCGTTACCCGGCTGCGGGCTCTCACGGGTGCACGGGTGCACGGGTGCACGGGTGCACGGGTGCACGGGTGCCCCATATCTGCCGCTGTTAGCAGATGTGGGGTCGTTGACCTTGCCTTATCTGTGCGCGGAGCTGGACATGCAATCCCAGCTCCGCTTTTTCGAACGCTTTTTGGAGCACCATGCAAATCAAACTTTTCACCAGCCTCTCCGGCACCGCCTACACCACCGAGGGCCAGATTGTTGACGTTCCCGACGATGTGGCCGCGCGCCTCATCGCGGGAGGAACGGCTGTCCCCGTGGTCACCACGCCGCCTGGGGCTGTGAATAACGTTACAGGCGCTCCCGAGACAGCCGTCGCCAAGCAGCCCGCGCTCGAACTGCGCAAGCTCACCGCCTCCCAGCTCGCCGGCATCGCCCAGTGCGTCGAGTACTTCGAAGCCGATCCCACCGCGCAGAGTGCCGAGCAGCTCGCCGCTTTGGCCAAAAAGATTTCCGAGTAGCCCATGCCCAGCAAACTCATCGTCGCGCCCATCGCCGAACCGCTTACGCCGCAGCACATCATGCAATACCTGCGCATTGACGACACCGGCGACGAGTCTGGCTTTATCGTGGACATGATTCCAGCCGCACGCCAGTATGTCGAAGAGTTCTGCGGTCGCGCCCTGATGACCCAGACCTGGAACTTCTACTTTCAGGACTTCATCCCGCGCGACCGCCGCTTCATGACCGGATTGAATTATCCCGGCTCCAACGTGCCCATCCCTTACGGAGGGTCCAGCCGCTGGGCGCAGCAGTGGCCGCTGAATTCGTATCTCGAACTCAACATGCCGCCCACCCAGTCGGTCGCGCCGGTCACCTATGTGGACGTCGACGGCGTCATCCAGACCCTCGACCCATCCATCTACCTGGTGGACCCGGTGAGCGAGCCGGCGCGCATCTATCTCGCGCCTGGGAAAATCTGGCCGCCTTACACGTCGCAACGCAACGCGATTTGTGTGACGTGCGTCTGTGGCTATGCCAGCGCCGCGCTGGTGCCCGCTCCCATCAAGCTCGCCATCAAGATGGTGATTGCCAACTTCTACGAGAATCGCGAGCCGGTTTCCCTGGTTCCCGGCAGCCAGCCCTACGAGATGCCGCTCAACATCGCCGCCATCCTCGCGCCCTACATCACGGACAGATTCTAGTCTTTATGAATTTGTGA